ATTAAAGACGCAACCGTTAAAACCGTAATAGAGGCGTATTTAAAGCGTTCTAACGTAGGTTTAGAAAAATATGGTACCAGCTTATCCAAAAATGATTTGCCTTTGTTAGAATGGCTAAAACACAGCCAAATGGAACTTATGGACTGTGTGCTGTATTTGCAGCGTGCTATAGATGAATTAGAGGATTTGAACAACGCCTAAACAGTGTTGAAAAGATTTTTTTATTACCAGGCGTATAATAAAAGATTTTTTATATTATTGTAAAGTCTAACAACCTAACTAACTATGTACTACAAAGAATTAACCGATTTAGGCATTGACCTAAAGAACCGACAAAGCGGCGAAACTAAAGCAAAATGCCCACAATGCCACCACAACCGTAAGAATAAAGCGGACGATTCACTAAGCGTAAACATTGACAAAGGAATGTACAACTGCCACAACTGTGGCTGGTCTGGGTCTGTTCGTTTTCAGCCAAAAAAAGAATACGTACTGCCACCTAGCGTAGAATTAAAACTGTCTAGCGGCGTTATTGACTGGTTTAAAACTAGGGGCATTACAGAACCTACACTGCTGCACTGGGGAATTGGTGAAAGCGCTGTATATATGCCCCAGGTTGGCAAAGAACGAAATACAATAAATTTTAACTACTACCGTAACGGTAACCTGGTAAACGTAAAGTACCGTGATGGTCAAAAGAATTTTAAACTAGTCAGCGGCGCAGAACTTATTTTTTACGGTCTGGACAACATAAAAGACCACGAAAAGGTGTACATAGTTGAAGGCGAAATGGACGCGTTAAGTCTACACGAAGCTGGGCTATATACCGTTTGCAGTGTGCCTAATGGCGCCAGTAAGGGAAACCAGAAGCTGGAATACCTAGACAACTGTTGGCAGTATTTCCAGGACAAAAAAGAAATAATACTATGCACTGATAATGACGACGCTGGTATTACACTACGCCAAGAGTTAGCTAGAAGGTTTGGCCAGTACCGTTGTAAATATGTAGATTTTGGCGATTTTAAGGACGCTAACGAAGTTTTAATAGCCAAAGGGCCAGATGCGCTACGAAAGCTAATACACGGGGCTAAAAATTTCCCATTAGACGGCATACTAAACGTAAACGATATATGGGACAGCGTTCTAAACTACAATGAAAAAGGCGTAACTAACTACACGATAGGGCTGGGTGATTCAAATGAGTATTTTAACCTAGCGTTCGGCGAGTGGACGGTAGTAACTGGAATACCTAACAGCGGTAAGTCGGATATAATAGACCAGATTTGCGTTAATATGGCAACAAAACACAATTTTAGAACTGCATTTTTTGCACCAGAAAGCTACCCATATGAGGCGCATATAAAACGTATAGCCAACAAACTAAACGAAGCAAACTGTACTAACGCACAGCTAAACCAAACAAAAGATTTTATACTAGACCATTTTGACTGGGTAAAAATTGACCTGGAAAACCTAACCCTGGAGGCTATACTAAATAGGTTTAGAGATTTAGTATTCCAGAAGGGAACTAATATAATTGTAATAGACCCATGGAATATGCTAGACCATAGCGCACAGCGTGATTTTAGCTATATTGGTATAATGCTGTCACAAATAACACAGTTTTGCCAGCAGACAAATACCCATTTATTTCTAATTGCCCACCCTAAAAAGATGGAGGCATTTAACGGCGTATATAAAAAACCAGACTTGTACAGTATTTCTGGTTCAGCAGATTTTTTTAACAAGGCGTATAACGGTATAGTATGCTACAGACACATAGGACACCGTACACAGTTTGACAGTGACGAAGTAGAAATATACATAGAGAAAGTAAAGCGTAAAGAAAACGGCCAGTTGGGTAGTTTTAAGGTGGCGCCAGATTTTAAAAACGGCGGTGTATATTCTGACAACTACGGCCCAGTTAAAATAAAATACGCTAACAGCAAACCAGAAACACCAGCGCAGCCATTTACGCCACGACCTAAAGTTGAACCTAAAAATACTATAGAACCAACCACAAAAGACCTAGAGGACTTAAAAGACTTATTTTGATATGGCAAAGAAAAAACCACCTAAAGACATATACTTAGATAACTACCAGCGCGAGTGGGTGTATAAACAACGGTATTATAGTAAGACCAGAACCTAGGCCAGAAGGCATTACCATAACCGTAGAGGTGCTAGGAAAGCGTACAACGTCGCCAAATAGATACACCAACGACGAGTACCACGAAAAAAATATACAGCTTTACGTGTACCTTTACGAAAAATATAACATTGGCATTTAACCACTTAAACAAAATAATATGGCAGAAATAGGAATTTTCCCGATTTATGGCTTAATGCTTGGCATTAACTATGCAGATGGTAGCAACCCAGCTTTTGGATTAGACCCAGACCAGCGCAGCGTGCAAATTATGCTGTTTGCAGTTGGTATAGACATAACCTGGTATGTAGATGCAGACGAGTAAACCACGGATTATACGTAACTGGGATTTAGCCCTACAACGGCTAGATTTCACTGGGCTACAAAACGGCGCTATACACCCTAGCGATATAGACGGCGTGCTGGAGTTTGATAACGAAATACTAATACTTTTTGAAGTAAAACGCTTTGGCTGCGAAATACCAACTGGCCAGCGTTTGGTATTACAGCGTATAGCAGACCGTTGGGGCGAAAAGGCAGTGGTTATATTTGCGACACACCAATACGACAACCCTACTACCGACATACCAGCCGAATGGTGCAGCGTAGAGGCTATTTACAACAGTGGTAAATGGCGCAAAAACATTAACCTAAATTTGATTGAAGCGCTAAATAAACTGGGTGAACACTGGAAGTGTGACAAACTGAAATTTTAGCTAACTTTGCCCCATGGCAGTAAACAAAAATACACAGTCTAAAAAAGCCGAAAGCCCTAGCGCTAAAATGATGCGAAACAAAGCCGCATTGTTAAAAGCGTTAAAAGAGGCTAAAGGTATTGTGACCACTGCGTGCGATGCCGTAGGCGTCACCAGAAAAACATATTACGATTACTACAACAGTGACCCAGACTTTAAGCGTGAAGCTGATGACGTCCAGGAGGTAGCTATAGATTTCGTAGAGGGTAAACTGTTTGAACAGATTGAGGAAGGTGTACCAACCAGCACGCTATTTTACCTAAAGACTAAAGCCAAGCACAGAGGCTATATAGAACGTACAGAGGTTAGCCACACGGGTAGCATACCAGTAGCTGCTAAACTGTCTGACGAGGCTAAAGACAAAATCAACGAGGCACTAGAGGGCGAATACTAGCCTATGCACCCACTAACTGAAATTATAAAAGGCAAGTGCGAAAGCAGCCTACTATTTTTTACACGGTATTTATTTAAAGAAAATACTGGGTCTAAATTTGAAGTAGCCGAATTTCACAAGACACTAGCCGACACACTAGAACAAGTGTATAACGGTGAAATAAACCGTTTAATCATAAACATACCACCTAGATACGGTAAAACGGAAATAGCCGTTAAAATGTATATATGCTGGGTACTAGCTAAAAACCCCAGGGCTAAATTTATCCATTTGTCCTATTCTGATTCACTGGCGCTTGACAACAGCAGCCAGGCTATGGAATATATTAAGTCCGACGCGTTTAAATCTATATGGCCCATACAGCTTAAAAACGATTCTCAGAGTAAAAAGAAATGGTACACCAAGCAAGGTGGCGGAGTTTATGCCACTGCGTCTGGTGGTGCTATTACTGGTTTTGGTGCTGGTAATGGTGGCGCCATTATTATAGATGACCCGTTAAAGCCAGACGACGCGTTAAGTGACGTGCGTAGAGGCTTTATAAACAACCGTTACAATACTACCATACGTTCCAGGGTAAACACCAGGGACGTGCCAATTATAGTAATTATGCAGCGTCTACACGAGGACGACCTTTCTGGTTACCTATTGGAAGGCGGTAGCGGCGAGGAATGGCACCACCTAAAATTCCCAGCGCTAGACGAAAACAACAACCCACTATGGCCTAGTAAACACAGCTTTAAGGAACTGGAGGCTATACGCCAGGCAGACCGTTACACGTTTGCTGGTCAGTATATGCAGATGCCAGCGCCAGACGAAGGTGGGGAATGGCGTAGGGAATGGTTTGGTATTATCAATAAAGCAGAGTTGCCTAATGATATACACTGGGAAATGTTTATAGACGGCGCCTATACCAAAGATACCAGGAATGACCCTACTGGGATACAGATAAGCGGACGCAGTGGGGACAACTTGTATATACTAAAGTCCATTGATAAATACCTAGAAATGCCAGAATTAAAGGCGTTTATTAGCAGCTTTATACAAACGTGCGGCGTAACTATTAACCAGATTCTGGTTGAACCAAAGGCGTCTGGTAAGTCACTTGTACAGCTGCTGCGCCGTGAAACTGCGTACAATGTCAGCGAAATAAAAAGCGATTTTGTACGGTATAGTAAAATAGAAAGGGCTAGGGCGTCGTCGCCGTTTATAGAAGGCGGACGGGTTTACCTAGTACAAGACAACTGGAACGACGCATACCTACAGCAAGTTAGCACGTTCCCTAACGCCAAGCACGACGAACACGTGGACGTTACGGCGTATGCAATAG